CTTTCCCCCCATCTTCAATTGTCTGCTGGATTTGATACCCTCATTATACAAGCTTCATCCAATCATGTCAAATCATTTTCCAATTGTCATCTCAATCATGCAATTAATGAACAACGTTCATCAATGCGCTGTCAGTTTGACAATGAGGAAGGCGGCTGTTATATTGTAAGTGTCAGTTAAACAAGTCAAAGGAGGCTACCATGTTCTACGTAATCAAATATTACCAGCGCAACAAAGAAACCGGGGTTTACGAACTTAAACATATGCACTGTGACACGATCAAAGCAGCATGCGAGTATCTTCAATTCATGGAAAAACATCCCTCTTACGTTTTCGTCTCCATGAAGAAAGTAGGCTGATTATGATACATCAGGTAGAATGCTGGGACTATAAAGAAGATTTCACAGCAGAAAAGCCACCAACCACTCTAGAGTATATCATAGACTTCGACATGACAGATGTATGTGTCTATGACACTTTTGCGACATTCGATATAATCGTAGTACGTCCCACTGTCATTAAAGAACATGCTCGAGTGGCGATACAATCACGTTATTATGTTATCGACAACACATGGATGGATTGGCGATGAACCCGGAAACCTTGCTTGCCATCATAGCATATGCAATCGGAATGGTTTACATTTGCAGGAGGTATCGATGAAACAAGAAAAGCAAGATTATTTAAATGGATACGAGCTTTCAAAGCTTCATGATTTCATCAAAGCGAACGGTGATATGCACGAGCATGGGAGCGTTCCTAAACATTTGAGCTATTGGGCTGAAAAAGGCTATATAGCCGGCATAGATAAAAGGGAGTTTAAAAGGGATTTAATTCTATATTTTTAAATTTAGATTTGTGAAGATTCTATGAAAAGACCGAATTTCGGTCTTTTCGCTTTTCACGGGCGTATAATGGATATCGTCAAAGCAAGCCGACCGATCAAAGGAGATTACATTATGGCTGCTATCACCCGCACTTTCAAGAGTTTCGAGCTGACCGCCTACGAGCTTGACGATTCCACGCCCCCGAGCGTGGCGGGCGTCGCCCCGTACGTCGTGCTGGACACCAACATGAACGGGCGCAAAGCGCGTATCGCCTTCCGCGATGCCGGCGTGGCGCTGCCCAAGGGCTGCACGATCAAGTGGGTCGAAGGCGAGGAGAAGACCTATTCCATGCCCGTGGAAACGTTCCTTGAAAACGCTACCGTCATCGACGCTTAAACCATCTGACTAGAAGGAGACAATCATGACCGAGAACAAAGACATCGCCATCGCCGAGGAAATGCCCGTCAACGACCTCGCGCCCGCTCGCACGTACGCCATCGCCGAGCTTGCCAAGCCCGAGGACAACACGTTCTGCTCGGTGAACCCGGAGCTTGGCGCGGACGCGAAGAAGCTTATCTACAACGCGTCCAACAACCCGACGCACAAGATCGACGACTTCATCAACAAGCAGATCGCGCTGAAAGACCTGTTCGTGGAGATCATCGAAATCGCAGACGAGGACGGCACCGTGGAGCAAGCCCCGCGCATCGTCCTCATCGACGACAAGGGCGAGAGCTACCAGTGCGTGTCGAACGGCGTGTGGGGTTCGCTCAAGAAGATGTTCGCCGTCTACGGAGCGCCCACCTACGAGGAGCCTATCAACGTGGTGGTCAAGCAGGTGAAGGTGAAGCGCGGCACGATGCTCACCCTCGAAGTCGCTTAAAGTTCGCAATCACTGGCCGCACCCAGCGTGCGGCCTTTTTTCAGGAGGAAGCCATGTTGTCGCTTGCAGACAAGGATTTGATGGAGCAGTTCGTAGCGGACTCGTCGAACAGGGTGTTGAAAAAAGAGCTATGGGCGCATGCCGTCGTCCCGCAAGGCGTTGCCGTTTTCAAGCGCCATCATAACGGGCGCATCGAATACATGTTCACCAAGGACGACAAGTTCGATATGAAGCGGGACGACATAAACGACCTGCGCGAGCTTGTGCGCCGCTACGTCATAGACGATTATATCGGACTCGTCTTCGTCATGCATTCGCAAGCGTTGAAAACGGTTTCCAAGCATATCAAATATCGTTATTGAAAGGAGGTGCGCCATGCCTTCGAAAAACGGCGTTTTCTACGAGTTGAAGGAATCGCCTTACTCTTTCATGTACGGCGATTGTACGTTCTTCTTCTCGTCTAGGAAGCATCTTTCCAGTTTCATGGACAAGATCTGCGTCAGAACGCAATGGCTGGACGACAGCATGGAAAAGCGTTTCCACTTCTACGTCAACATGCAGCTGGTCGCCGCGTTCCAACTGTACTTCACGGTGGAGACCAGGGGGTGCTACGTCAGATTGGAAAACGGTGAGGAGCTGACATGCAGAGAGAACCTAAGATTAAATGGACTGAAAGCCAGCGTTCGCGCCTCAACTCCGCAGTCCGAAAGTACAACAACGCCATTCGACGGGCTATGCGGGCGAATCCCGCCAACGCCCGGTTCATGCCCGAGCCGGTAAGCTACAAGGAAGTCAAAGCCGAGATCAAGAGCGCGCGCGTGCTTAACAACACGGTCGCGCGCTTGCTGCGCGCCACGCGCAAAGGAGCCTTGGACTTGACGAACGTCGGAGAGGGAGGCATTGCCACGCGCTACGAAGTGCGGGAGTTCCAGATCGCGAAAGCCGTCAACGAGCGGCGCAAGTCGCTGCGGCGCAAGAAGCTGGGGATCGACTACGGCCAGACCCTGGGACGCATGGGAACGTTGCAGCAGAACAACCTCCTTCCCGACAAGCGCACCGCGCGAGACTTCTCTCCCATCGCCCTCAAGCGCTTCATCAAGCGTTACGAGGAGCTGAGCGCCACGAGTTCCTACGAAAGGCTGAACAGGTACTACAAGAACTATATCAAAGGCCTCGACACGGTGTTCGGCGGCTACTCCGAGTTCGATGCGGCTATAGCGCAGATCGCGAGGAAGATCGAATCCATGATGAAGTCCAACGCGGGCAAGCTCATGGAGTTCTTCGAGTCCGGAGACGAGCTTCTGAACATCGAGTACATCTACGCGCCGGAAGACCGCGCCGACAAGATGGGCTACATCCTCGACAGATGGGCTGAGCTATGATATGCAGTACTTCACGGCCGATTTCGAAACGACGGCAGACGACCTGACCCGGACGCGAGTTTGGGCGTGGGCTGCTTGCACCTTGAAAACCTATGATATAACGACCGGAACTTCCATCGAAGGGTTCATGGAATGGTGCGAGCGCGCCCCTGACGCTCGCGTCTACTTCCACAACCTGAAATTCGACGGGAAGTTCATAATATCGCATCTGCTTGCAGCGGGATGGGAATGGATCCCCAGCCACGGAGAGCAAGCGCCCTACCGGTTCACGACGCTGATCAGCGACATGAACCAGTTCTACACGATCAAGCTCTATTTCGGGCGCGGGCACTATATCGAGTTCTGCGATTCGTTGAAGATCATCAGCTTGCCGGTCGCGAAGATTCCGCGCGCGTTCGGCTTCGAGGAAGAGGACGCGAAGCTCGAGATAGACTATGCGGAGCATCGCGATATCGACCATGTTCTGACGCAAGAGGAGATCGATTACATATCGGCCGACGTGAGGATCGTCGCGCGAGCCTTGGGCGAGCTGATCGACCAGGGCGCGACCAGGATCACGGCGGGATCGAACGCCATCGCCGAGTACAAGAAGACGATAGGCGGCGAGAAGGGGTTCAGGCGCACCTTTCCGGTGTGCGACTACGACGCGGAGATCCGGCCATGCTACAAGGGCGGCTTCACGTACGTGAATCCCGATTTCAAAGGGCGCGACATCGGGGAGGGAATCGTGTTGGACGTTAACAGCCTGTACCCGTCCGTGATGGCAGGGGTGAACGGCGAGATCCTGCCGTACGGCGATCCGATACTCTTCGAAGGGGAATACGAGCCTGACCCGCGATATCCGCTCTACATACAGACCGTGACCGTCGACTTCAAGCTCAAACCCGGTTTCATCCCATGCTTGCAGCTCAAAGGCAATTTGAGCTTCATGCCGACCGAATACGTGATCGATTCCAAAGGCGAGCAGACGCTGGTATTGACCAGCGTCGACTTGGCGCTTCTGCGCGACCACTACGACATCTATTCCATTCGCTACGGCAAAGGCTGGAAGTTCAAGGCATCGAACAAGCTCTTCTACGATTTCATCATGGCGGCCAACGAGGAGAAGGTGCATGCGGCCGAGGAGGGAAACGCGGGCAAGCGGTACATGGCGAAGCTCAAGATGAACTCCTCGTACGGGAAGATGGCGACGCATCCGGTCAAACGGAGCCGCCGGCCGGTCATGTGCGAGGACGGCATAGTGCGCTACCCTCTGCTCGAACCGGAAGAGACCGACGGCATGTACCTGCCGGCCGGGGCTTTCATCACGGCATGGGCGAGGAACAAGACGATACGGAGCGCGCAGAAGGTGAAGGATCGTTTCCTCTACGCCGACACCGATTCGCTCCACTTGACCGGCACGGAGATACCCGAAGAGCTTGACGTGGACGATTACCGTCTGGGAGCGTGGAAGCTCGAAAGCACGTTTCAGCGCGCCAGGTTCCTGCGCCCTAAGACCTATATCGAGGACGAGGGCGGCAAGCTCACCGTGCATTGCGCGGGGTTGCCCGAATCGTGCCATCCTCACGTCACATGGGATAATTTCCATGTCGGCGCGAAATTTCCGGGAAAACTCTATTCCAAGACCGTAAAAGGCGGTATTATACTATACGAAGGTGATTTTGTCATCAGAAAGGAGGCAGGCTTATGAGCAGGTACCAACCGAGCTTGCGCGAGCTGGCGACGGAGCCGGACGAGGACAAGCGTCTCGAGATGGCCGCCGCTATCGACGAGGACGCGGCGGAACTCGACGACCGCTGGGACGAGCGCGAGGGCTGGCGAAACGAGCGCGAGGAGTGGGACGCGGAGCGCGACCGCCTGAACGCGGAGCGCGACGAGGCCATCGCCGAGCGCGACCGCTACCGCGAGGAGCGCGACGAGTCGCGCCGCAAGTACGCAGACCGTTTCTTCGCCGTCGAAGGCCAGACGCTGCTCCATGTGAACGAGATCGGCGCGAGCCGATCCGCTCGGCCGACGAGATCTGGGATTAAGGAGATATTATGGCAGTGAAGCAACCTAACATGAAAGCCGCCGATTCGCCGATCGTCATGAAGGCCGGCGATACGGCAGCGCGCGAAACCGCCGCGCAGAAGGCTGTGGAGGCGACCATCAACGAGACCCCGGAGGTAGCGTCCGCGCTCGCGGCTCGCGGCATCGCGGCCACCTACGACGCGAACAACCGCGCCTACGTGGAGCTTGCCGGAACGACCGACGAGATCCATGCCATCGGGGAGTACCTGACGAGCTACCAGCCCGCGCGAAACGCGTTTCTGAACGCGCTCGTGAACCGCATCGGCCTCACCATCGTGACCTCCAAGCTGTACCGCAACCCCTGGGCGGTGTTCAAGCGCGGGTACCTCGAGTTCGGAGACACGATCGAGGAGATCTTCGTCAACCTCGCCGACGTTCACGGCTTCTACCCCGAGGGCGCGGAGGACACGTTCGCCAAGCGCGAGCTTCCCGACGTGCGCGCCGCGTTCCACCGTATGAACTTCCAGAAGTTCTACAAGACGACCGTCTCCTCCCAGCAGCTGCGCCAGGCGTTCCTGTCCTGGACGGGCGTTAGCGACCTGATCGCGCGCATCATCGAGTCTCTCTACACCAGCGCCAACACGGACGAGTACTACGTCATGCGCTACTTCCTGGCCAAGTGCCTCCTCAACGGCTACATCGGCTCGGTGGAGATTCCCGCGGTCGGCAAGGACAACGCCGTCGACATCGCCACGCAGTTCCAGTACATGTCCGACCTGTTCCAGTACCAGTCCACGAAGTACAACATGGCGGGCGTGACCACCCACACCGACTTCGAAGACCAGTACTTCATCGTCACGGCCAAGTTCAAGGCCACCATGAACATGAACGTGCTGGCCACCGCGTTCAACTTGGAGTACCGCGAGTTCCAGGCGCGCATGATCACGGTGGACACGTTCACCGACTTCGACTGGGTTCGCATGGACAAGCTCTTCACCGACCCGGCCACCGGCAAGCTCGACCCGAACTACCACCGCTTCACGAAAGAGGAGATCGAGCTCCTCGAGACCGTGCCGGCGGTGCTGGTGTCCCGCGATTGGTGGATGGTGCTGGACAACTACGTGGAGTCCGCGCAGTGGTTCAACGGCGAAGGCCTGTACTGGAACCATTGGCACCATGTGTGGAAGACCATCAGCTGCTCGCCGTTCGGCCAGGCGGCCGCCTTCACCCCGACCGCCCCGACCATCACGAGCGTGACGGTCACCCCCGAGACCGCCACCCTTTCCAAGGGAGCCGACCTGCAGCTGTCTGCCGCGGTCGTCGGAACCGGCATCGTGAACCATGGCGTGCAGTGGACGGTGACCGGAGGCGCGGCATCCGGCACGACCGTCACCAACGGCGGGTACCTGCATGTGGCGGCCAACGAGACGGCTACGACCCTGACCGTCACGGCAACCTCCATCCAGGACGGAACGAAGACGGGCAAATCCATCATCACCGTCACCGAATAGCCTATGTTCTGCCGAGGGCGGGATTCGTTTCCCGCCCTCCTTTCCGAAGGAGGTGAGAAATGTACCAGCCCAGCACGGAGATTCGGATAGGGACGGTTCCGTGGAACCCGAACTACAAGCACGTTCGATGGTATCCGAATTTGAACGCCCAGATGTCGGGCGTAGCTTCGTTCATGGACGCTCGGCGAACGATTTCAACCTACACGTACCAGCGCCTGGAATCTGCCATCGACGTGGACGGCAACCCCGAGCAATACTACAATTACAACTACGTCATGTTCCAGAACGAGAACTTCGGGGCTAAGTGGTTCTACGCGTTCATCACGCGCGCAGAATACAAGACGGCTAACACCACGCGCTTGCACTTGGAACTGGATTACGTGCAGACCTACATGTTCGACTACGTTATCAAACCGTGCTTCGTGGAGCGCGAGCATGTGAACGACGATGCGATAGGCGCTCACGTCAAGGACGAGGGGATCGATCCGGGCGAACTCAAATGCACGTACTCGGCGATCGACAACGAGGACATGGATTGCTACATGGTCGTTGCCAGCGCCGTGGAGCCTTTGAAGGACGGAACGTACGTCAACAACGGCGGGGACAAGTACATGGGCGTTACCAGCGGCACGAGCTTGTCGGTGTTTCTGACGGTGGACGACTTCAAGGGATTCATGAAAGCGCTGTCCGACAACGGCCAGCAGGACGCGGTGAGCCAGGTCTACTTGGTTCCTCGAGCGGCGATCCCGACTATCGTCAAGAAGTCCGACGGCTGGGGATACTGGGTGGACTCCAACGCGGCAACGCCCCAGGTAACGAAGGACTACGCGCTCGGCTTCACCAGCCTGGACGGCTATATCCCTAAGAACAACAAGATGTTCTGCTACCCGTTCCAGTATGCGGAAGTCACGAACTTCACCGGAGCCGACCAGCAGTTCCGCCTCGAATTCTGCGGAACGCCCGGAACGCTGAGCTTGCAGAAGACGGGCGGGTGCGACGCTAACTCGCGTCTGGCCTACATACCGCTGAACTACAACGGCGTGAACCGGTTCGTCGAAGGCGCGGTGTACTTGGAGAAGTACCCCACATGCAACTGGGTTTACCAGGCGTTCGCGAACATGCTCGGCGCGTCCCAGGTGGACACGTCGTTCGGCTTGTCGTTCAACTCGATGAGCCAGCTGCCCTACGTGAACTCCTTCATCGACTCCACGCAGAACATCATCGGCGGAGCCATGCAGGGCTTGGCATCCGGCAACGTCGCCGGGGCTGCCGCGAGCATGATCAACTCGACGATCAACGGAGCGCAAGACCTTACGAACACCTTCGCGAACTTCTCGAAAGCATCGAAGACCCCGAACACGCAGCGCGGAGGCACTAACTCGACTACCGCGCTCGTGAACTTCGGAACCTACACGATAGGCGTTCGCAAGTACACGTGCCGAGCCGAGATAGCGCGCCAGATCGACGACTTCCTGAGCGTGTACGGCTACAACGTGTCCGTCGTGAAAACGCCCAACATCACGGGGCGCGCTTCATGGAACTACGTGAAGACCGTCGCCGCGAACATGAGCGGATCGGTTCCGGCCGGCTACCTTGCGATGTTCAACAGGCTGCTCGATTCCGGAGTCACGTTCTGGCACACGGACGACGTGGGCAACTACAGTTTGAGCAATGCTATAATATAAGAAAGGAGGTATGCATGAACCCTATCCAATCCACTACCACCCCGTACGGCCTTCCCTGGGGCAACATGCCCAAGAACGCGCACAAATCCGCTCGCGAGCTGGACAACGCGGCTATGAACTCGCAAACGATGTTCCTCTGGCAGATGCGACTGTACGAGCTGGCGATGAGCGTGTTCGAGTGGGAGAACCTGCCGGAGGGCATCAACGAGCGTCAGATCGAGTGGTGGCTCCTTCGCGACGGATTCTGCGTGTTCCTGCATGACGAGGATATCGCGCTCGACCCGATCCAGCGCAGCCCGGAAGGCTACGCGATCATGCAGTGCATGTTGGAGGGAAACTTCGACATCTACTCGCAGCCGGTGAACCGCATCGCCTACTCGGTGATGGGTGTCAACATCCCGCTCACCATCGAGAACTCCGTGATCATCTGGAACTCCAACCTGCGCGTGCCTACCTGGTTCGCGCTCAACATGTACGCGAAGAAGCTGTGGGCTATAGACCGGGCGATCGATGTGAACGTGTACCAGCAGAAGACCCCGCGCGTGGTGAAATGCTCGCAGAAGCAGCGCCTGAGCTTCGAGAACATGATGGCGCAGGTGGACGAGTACAAACCCCTCATCATGACGGACAAGGACTTCGACCTCGAATCCATCGACATCCTCGACAACTCGTCGCCGTACGTCGCCGAACAGCTCTACGAGTTGAAGGACAAGTACTGGAAGGAAGCGCTCGGCTTCCTCGGCATCGCAAGCTCGGAGTCCAAGTCGGAGCGCGTCATCGTGGACGAGATGCTCGCCAGCCTCGGCGGCACGGAGGCGCAGCGGCTCTGCCGCCTCGAATCCAGGCAGTTCGCGTGCAAGCAGATCAACGATATTTTCGGGCTTGACGTTGACGTTCATTTCCGCGTGTCGGAGAAGCGCCAAGAGGAGCAGTGGGCTATCGCCGACGGCGAGTTCAACGAAAGCAAGTACGCGGAAGAGAACGGGATCGAGGTGAACGGCCAATGAGCAAGTACAGCTTGCAGCTTCGCTGGCTGGTCGAACAGACGCTTGCCGATGCGAAGCTGCCGAACATCGAGGCCAACTGGCATGCTGCTTACGACAAGCTGGGCTTGGCCGACTATCCGATCTTCGACGAAGCGTATAGGCAGACGCTGAACGACAAGATCATACGCCGCTATTTCATGTACGAGATAGGAGCTGAAACGGCGGGGTTGTTCCGCATGTTCGTTCGCGACGCGATGTTCTTGATCATGCCGTACTACAACCAGATGTACCTGTCCGAGATCACGGCCAAGAACATACAGCCGCTCATCGACCACACGCGGACGATCACGGAAGACGCGACCGGCACCGCCTCCAACAACGCGAACACCAGCGCAACGTCTACCAGCAACGCGCAGGACATTTTCAGCGACACTCCGATGTCCGCGCTCAACTTCGACAACATCAAGGCCGGCAACTACGCGTCCACAGCCGATTTCACCGACGCTTCCACAACCGATTCCGGCAAGTCGGATTCGAGCGGAAGCTACGACAACAAGCTCTCGCGCACGGAGACGGGACATGACAAAGCCGAATCCGAACTGCTCTTGATTTGGCGCGATACGTTCGTTAATATAGATCGTGACGTAGTGGAAGACAAAGCGCTGCGCGAATGCTTCATGACGATATGGTAAGGAGGAGCGCATGAACCAGCCCACACCGGACGTAGCGCCGTTTCGCTACTACGTGCAGATGGTTCTGCCGGCCGTCTACGGCGACGAGCTGAGCTATTACGAGGTGCTTGCGAAAGTGACCGAGAAGCTGAACGAGGTCATCGAGAATTTTAACAAACATGGTCAGAACGTGAACGATCTGATGGTGTTCTACAACCAGTTGAAAGCGCAGGTGGATGCGCTTGAAAACGAGGTCGATGCCGTCAAGAACGGCGAGTACGTGCATCTGTACCTGGATTCGATCATAAACTGGATAGATGCGAATCTGCAATGCCTGGTGGCGCGCATCGTGAAGTTCGTGTGCTTCGGCCTGGGAGACGACGGGCATTTCAAGGCGTACATACCCGCCACCTGGCAGTTCCTGCAGTTCGACACGGGAATGAACCCGGACGATTCGGAAACGTACGGGCACCTCATCATCAAATGGTAAAGGAGAAGACTATGGCAGAATCCACGAAGAACATGACGGTGGGCGCGGGAAGCGCGAGCGCGAGCGTCACCGCCACCGTGACCGATCAAATGCCCGGCGTTCCCTGTCCGACGACTCCGGGTTACACCTACACCGGCATGCGCTACGTGCCCGTGTTCGCCGACCCTGCGGAGTGGTCTAGCGCGAACAGCTACGAACCGTTGGAAATCGTCATCCACAAAGGCAACTCCTACACGTCGAAGACGTTCGTTCCCGTGGGCATCGATATATCGAACGAGGACTTCTGGGCGCTCACTGGAAACTACAATGCTCAGGTGGAGCAGTATCGGCAGGAAGTCTCGGCAATGCAGGGGCAGGTGACGCAGAACAAGAACAATATCGCGGACTTGAAGCAGCAAGTCTCGGCAGTGCAGGGGCAGGTGACGCAGAACAAGAACGATATCGCGGACGAGATCGCCGCACGCAAGAAGGTATACGTCACCTACAAGGACTTCGGAGCCAAGCTCGACGGCGTAACGGACGACAGCGCCGCTATCGTCGCCGCGCACAACTACGCGAACGCTAACGGCATCCCCGTCGTGCAGCACGGCGGTAAGGTGACGTGCAATTTCCAGGCCGAAGTCAAGACCTCGTGCCTGCTAGATATGGAGTTCGTGCTGCTGGCGGACTCGCCTCAGCCAGTGTACTCGATCGAGGCCGACGACGCGCAGACCTTCACGTTCTCGGGGAGCGTCACGGCCGATTCCGTCACCAGCCCCGATGCCAGGCTGAACGGCTGCTTCGCGATGATCCAGAACGAGAACGACGGTTGGAACCTGGGGACTCGAGAAGGGACGGGGACGACGATCTACCATCGGGAAGTCAAGGCGTACGACAAAGCGGGTATGCTCATCACGTCGCCGTTCTACATACCGAACACCGGAACGTTCACGTGCTCCAACGTTCATTCCCTTTGGGAACGGCCAGTGGAGTTCGCTGGAGCTACCATCACGTACGACAATTCGGAGCAGGCTAACATTCCGAATTTCCTGCGCGTGCGTAGAAACAACACTGCAGTCAAGGATATCACGTTCAATCCGCTGTCCGTTCCGCCTGCGGCCGCTTCTTCGCTTGAAAGCAACGGGTTGATTTTCGTCCACGCTTGCGCAAACGTCAAAGTAAGCAATATCTCGGGAAACAACAACTCGTCAGACAACGAAACCACTGCCGCATCTAACTACAGCTATCTCCTCGGGTTCAACAGCACGTTCAACTGCCATGTTGACAACATGCTCGGAGTAGGAGGCTGGGGTGTTATCGGGAGCGACTGGTGCGACTGCATGACTTACTCTAACTGCGTGCTGAACAGAGTTGACAACCATTTCGGAGCATTCGGAACTTACAATCTAACAAATAGCAAACTGACTGGAATCTGCATGTTCACGTTGCCGTACGGAAACGCGAACGCCGTTATAAGCAACGTTGATATGTTCCCGCGTAATACAAAATACTCTTGCATCGACTTTAGAAAAGATGTGAAACTAGCATTTCAAGGGACTTTGTATATAAACAACTGCACATTAAACGAGCCAAATCCTAATCGAGGAAACATCTTTATAAATCCTGTTAAAAGCGTTTCTTCTGGTTCACAACCAGACGTAAAACCAAGAATCGTAATAAACGGCCTGTATTACAACACAACTCGTCAATTATGTTATTCGCCGGCAGAGATGGCACTCAATTACTCTATTAACGGGTTCGAAGGCAACTTCAGCATGTGGGGAGCGCCGAACGTCAAAATGTCAAATTCAATATGTTGGAACATGGACACGAACGGATTATTGACACCTAACACGGTCATCCACATTGATAACTGCACACTCAACAAAAAAGAAACGACCCCTAGCACAGACTGGTTTTTCACTGGCGAATTTATAATCGCGAATTGTAAAATCAACAATACTTTCAAATGCAACACTCAAGACGATCAAGCTAAGCACCTAGTAACCGGATGCATTTTCAAAGACGGCGAGACCGTTAGCGGAAAGGGTGCGGTCAGCTTCGTCGGATGCGTGATCGACACGGTTCCAACATTGGCGCATTACAAATCGAAAAGCTGTTTCGGCATTGCGGATGCTGAAAAATAGGAAGGGGGGTGGTGCTTCGATGTTGTACGAGTATACCGGAATGCGCTACGTGCCCGTGTTCGCAGATCCGCCGGAGTGGTCTAGCGCGAACAGCTACGAGCCGTTGGAGATCGTCATCCACGAGGGGAATTCCTACACGTCGAAGACGTTCGTTCCCGTGGGCATCGATATATCGAACGGCCAATATTGGGTTCTCACCGGGAACTACAATGCTCAGGTCGAAAGCTACCGCAAGGAAGTGGAGGCGCTTAAGGCATCCACCGAGAAAGGATTTTCCGACATCCGGGCTTACGTGGCTCAAGAGGTGGATACGACGGCCGTGTATATCGGCAACTCTTATACCGAAGGGGTGGGCGGCACGTCGTCCGGCGGTCTTTTCGGTCAGACCAGCAAGATGTTCACGAATGCGTTCAAATACACTTCCAGCGGCGCGGGCTTCCTGATCAACAGCGTGACGACCGAATCTTTCAACGACCTTTTGAACAAAGCCATACAGGATACGAAGGTGACGAATAGCGAAGTCACGCACTTGATCCTCATCGGCGCATGGGGAGACTCCCGAAGCCTGGCCGAACTTGGAGCGACCAACTGGATAAACCAGGAACAGGCGGCTATGAAGACGCTCGCCGACAACGCGAAGGCGAATTTCCCGAATCTTCGAAGGATCGTCTACTATTGGGCTGAATCCAGGCGAATCCCGATCATCAATACGGGCGGCGCATTCGATTCTCCCGAATGGAGCTACCGAGTCCACAACAACATCGACTTCATGACGCGCAAGAGCGGAATCGAATACGGCGGATGGATAGGATGGTCTATCTGGCAGAATCAAACGGCGTTCTCTGCCGACAACTACCACCCCAACGATATCGGGTACGGCATCATGGGCGAGCAGTTGATCAAATCTTTCCATGGGGACTTGGAATATTTCGCGCGCACCTGCCAAGTGAAGGATGCGTATTCATCGATCATTCCGGGAATAACCGGCGATATCCTTATCACGGATTACCCCGATAGGACGCTGTACTCTTTCAACAACATCAACATGAACGGGATCCCGGACACGTTCACGATCATGCCTTTCAACACGGCAACGGTTCTATCGACTCTGTTCAATGGGGCGGATAAGACAATGCCGAGCCAGTATTATCCTTATGCTCAGAAATCGGAGGTAACGCCCGTGGACGGAGTGATGGTGCCTTCGATCAGCCGACCGAATGCGAACACCAACTTTTCGCTCAGAATCGGAACTCGAATCAATTCCGGGAACATAGAGATATACGGCATCCAGTACAACAATTCGTTTCCGACTGATAAATCCAAGCTTCCTATCTCTACCTATTCGGTGTATAACCCGAAGACTTTCATTCTTCCCCATAACCCCTATTACGTTCAGAAATAGGAGAGAAGATGGCAGACGAGCCGACAGGCGGGGGCAACCCCAACTTCTTCAAGACATTCAAGGGGGCGTATCTGCACGCCCCCTCCCCGGAGGCTATTTTCACAAGCGCCAAGCTGATGCTGTCATGTGTCAACGACGTGCAGTTCATGGGCGACTGCATGGTGATGGGTTACACACCAGGCGCTGCTCTGACGGTGCTACCGCCGGAATGCCGACCTCCGACCGAGGTTCGCATCCCTGTCGTCGTGGATACGAAGCTTGACGTTCTAGCCGTCCAGACCAACGGCACCGTCTCGCTCAACGCGACTACCGACGGGATGGTGTACCTGTCCGGGGTGTCGTTCAATATAAGCTCGAATTGGTATGCGAATTAGGAGGAATCAAGATGGATGTTAACGATATTGTCACTCTTATCGGTAGTCTGGGCTTCCCTATTGTGGCTTGCGTGGGCATGTTTTACCTGTACAATCGTACTCTTAAGGACTTTACTAGCACACTTGACGACATTGCGAGCGAGATTAAGGAGCTACGGGAAGAACTTAAAGAGCTGATCAAGAATGCTTAGGGGCATCGACATATCGAACTGGCAAGCTGGGTTGGACGCGGATAGCGTGTTCCCGAACGTGGACTTCGTGATCTGCAAGGCGACCGAGGGAATAGGTTTCGTGGACGGATACTGCGACGACTGGGTGCAGTGGTGCCGCCGGAACGGCAAGCCCTGGGGGTTCTACCATTTCGCGAATTCCAACGATCCCATGAAAGAGGCTGTCCATTTCATAGACAACACCTCTAACTACTTCGGCGAAGGCGTTCCGGTGCTTGACTGGGAGGGCGGCCAATCGGTTGACTGGGTCAACGAGTTCGTGAACATCGTCCACGATCAGACGGGCATCTGGCCGTGGATCTACGCGAACCCATGGCGCTTCAATCAAGGCGGCGTGGAGCAGAACTGCATGCGCTGGATCGCGAGCTACCCGGACGTACTTCGCCCAGGCCTCGACTTCGACCCCGGCGAGCCGCCGGAGACGGACGGTCTTGTGGGATGCTGGCAGTACGCGTCCGACGGCCGCGTGCCAGGATATGCGGGCAACCTGGACGTGAATCACTTCTTCGGAAGCGTCGGCGCGTGGTCGGCGTACGCGGGTGTCCCATCTTCGGGACAACCTGACCCGTCGCCTTCGCAGTCGGTTTTGGAAAACGATAGATTCCGCGTGACAATCGAAGAGAAGTAATGTATGATGGTCATGCGCCGGAAAGCAAGCTATCTTCTGCGTCTGTGGGGCACCCGGTGAAACGGGCACGGGCGCATACGGAGACAAGCCCCCTCTGTGATAGTCTTTTCGGTTAGCGCCCTTTGACTTAGCCCCTGTCGCTTGGACATCCATGATGGCAGGGGCTTCTTCGATAAAGGGCGGGCATTCCAAGTCAAAGGAGAAACGTGGCAAAATACTGGGACATATCCAAGACGCTTTCGTACAACTGCCTCTTCAATTTCATCTACGGAATCCGAGGCGCGGGCAAGACGTACACGGGGCTTCAGCATTACGTCAAGCGCTACCTGCGCACGGGAAGGCGTTTCATGTACCTGCGGCGCACGGAGGAGGAGCTGAAGAACCTGACCACCCGCAAGGACGGACGGCTCTTCAACCACGTGCAGAAGGAGTTCCCGGGGCATGCGCTCTGGGCTGAATCCAACATCCTTCATATCGATAAGGAGATATGCGGCTACGCGCAAGCGCTGTCAACGGCGCGCAAGCTCAAGTCCGACGCGCTGGACAACGTGGACACTATCCTGTTCGACGAGTTCGTCATCGACAAGGGGTTCCAGACTTACCTCCCGGACGAAGTAACGGCGTTTCTCGAGCTGTACGAGACGATCGCGCGACCCGGTTCGCGCGACTACGACGTAACCTGCATGTTCTGGGGAAACGCGGTGACCTCGGCGAACCCCTATATGGACTACTTCAAGTTGGAGCTTCCCTACAAGACGGACGTATGGAGGCGAGGCGAGTTCCTGACGCAGATGGTAGCGCCCCCCGAGCTGATCGAGGCGAAGAAGGGCACGCGCTTCTACCAGGCGATAGCGGGCAGCGACTATGCGGCGTACGCGGCCGAGAACAAATGGTTGCGCGACAATCCGAAGTTCATCGCGAGAAAGGGCAAGAATGCCGAATACCAGTTCACGCTCCTTTACTACGACGATGCTATCGGAATATGGCGCGACAACCGAAACGGTTGCTATTACGTGTCGGAAGACGTTGACCGCCAGTGCCGCCACGTGTTCGCCGCCACGACGGAAGACCATGAGCCGAACACTCTGCTGCTCAAAGGTTTCAAATCCTCGCCCCATCTGGCTAACTTGAAAAAGGCGTACGATATGGGGTGCGTGCGGTACGAGTCCATGAAGCTCAACAACTGGTTCAGGGATATAGTTAGGATGGGATTGTAAACATGGCAGAGCCCGTGATTATCAACGCGACCAAGCAAGGCGGCGTGGAGAACGCATATATCGGCACCATCGGAAACGACGGCTATATATACTTCAACGATGTTGACTTCTACCGCTTCAAGAACGAGGGCACGTGGGAGAACAACGTATACGTGCTTAACCGCACTCGCCACTCATGGACGAAGACGACCATGTTCACCAAGATCAGCGCGCAGAACCTGAACTCCGGATCGGGAAGCGTGGCACCCGGAGGATCGGGCGTGGAGGGCGCGTGCCTTTGGGCTGTCGGGATCGCCGACGACAACAGCCACGGCTACGACCAGCCCACGCGAGACGGAGGGGTCGACTTCGACTGCTCGAGCCTTGTGTCCTGGGCGTTCCGCGAGAACGGATGGGACGTTCCGTTCCCCTCCCCCTCCACCTACAACATGTCCAGCGTGTTCACGGGGCTTGGCTTCAAGAGGTACAACGGCAACCCGGCAGCGTCCGACTTGGTGCGCGGGGACATCGTTCTGTTCGAGGGCGACATATCGGCGGGGCGC